CCCTATTTTAAATACCCTATTTTAAATACCATATGGAGCGGGGTCACCACCTCTTAGAGAAACTCCTCCCTTTGGCATAGCTAATCTTGGATAGTCTTTATTATTATTAATCATATCCTTACTATTATAATAATTAAATAAATCAACTGGTTGTCCGCAACAACTGTATGGAACATTCTTAGGCCAATTCCATTGTGTTCCACAATCAGTATCATTATATTTTCTACCAAGTCCTAAACCATTTAGAACATTCATAGAATTTTTACATACATTATTATCACAAGTGGTTTTAGTTTGTTCTGGAAGCATAGTTCCTTGTTCGTAAGGTTCTACACATGGACCACAACTATTCATTTGAACAGTTAAAGCCCGATTAATATCCATAAGTTTATCAGCATTCTGAATTAAATATTGACGATAATCATAAGAACTAACTAAATTATTATTACTTGCTACTAAATTATTAACATCACATGTTGGTCTATAATCTGTAAAATGTCTTCCATCAGACATACGAGGTGGACAATTAAAAAATTTGTTATTTGTAGTTTTATAACAACCAGCACTATTCATAGTATATACTATAACACAAATATATTTTATAATAGAATTTAATTTAAAAAATATATCCACTATTCAAAAGACGTTGTACCAATTCATCTTTTTTACCAGATATTGTAAGTCCACGTTCTTTACAAAGATTTTTTAATTCAATTAATTTTGGATAAATACCATTTGAAGTATGACTACTTTGCATTGATTCATTTATTATACTTTTTGAATTATTTTCAGATCTTATATCTTTTGATATTTCTTTACTACTGTGAGATTTATCTTTTTTATCATATGTAATATTTTCTTGTTTACCACTATTACTGTTATTATCTACACCCATTATACTATCACCATGAATTACATTCTGGTCCAATGATAAATTATATTCCATATGTTCCACATTATTAATATGTATCAAGTCTTCTTCATGATAACTTGGCACATTTGAACTTTCATCATCATCTACAGAATATACATTATTATGTCTAATTACTGGAATATTATCTACAGCCATTAATACTTGTTCGTATTGTTGATGAATATGACCATATGAATCCTCTATTTTCTTATGAATACGCTGATTTTCTAATAAAATAAATTCCCTATCTAAATTACTTTGTTGAGGAGCCTGAATACTACCAATTAATTTACTCATTTCTTCCATTTTTTTTTTCTGTTGCCATAACAAATATAATATAGCTACACTTATCGCTAAAGATATTCCAAAGACATAAACACTCTTCATTTCTTATACTCTTACAATTAAAAAAAATATATAATTTAAACGAGATTTAAATCAATATGTTCCAAAATACCATTTATATTTGGTACACTATATTTCATTTCATCATAAAATGTATTTATATATAAATTAGCCATACTTAGAGAAATATTATAATCATTACTATTTTTTGATTTAAAATACAAGATATACCATTGTTTAATATACCATATTCTTTCACTTTCACTCGTATCTCTTTTAATTAATGATATATGTCCCCCAAAATTCATTATAAATACAATACTATGTTATTTTATATTTAATTTAATTTTAAATCAATTTTTTTTCTAATTTTAAAAAAAACAGATATAGAATATATACTATGCCTTATTGTAGTTTAGAAGAAGCTTGGGCACCAGTAGGTTATAAAAATTCAGATGTTTATAAAAATGATGGCAATAGTATTTATCCTGAAAAGTGTGCTGAAGAATCTATGCCTGTTCAAAAATCATTTAGTAGAACAAATCAAAGATTAGGAAAACATACGGGTCCCATTAATCGAATACCCGACTATAAAAACCAAGTCTTAAAATTTAATCAAAAGAATGAAAGGTATATGGCAGAACCTGAAGATAGTAGTAAACCAAATTATAATTATAACAATAATGAAACCCCCTTAACTTCTTATGATAGAGATTATTTTGAAGCACATGAATCCCCAAATGTTCCAATTCATAAAATATCTATGAAAGAAAAACCTAATCAAAATAAAAATTCAAAAAAAGAAATGGATAGTATAGACCAAATTATTGCCGAAGTAGAAGATAATACTACTTCAGATGAAGATGAACCACATGATGTTAACAGATCCTATAAAGAATTATCTATTGAACATGAAGACAAAAATGATATCATTAAACATTTAATTGGACAAAATGAAAAACTGAAATCAATGTTAAAAAAAATCGATAAAAAATCAAGTAGTGACACTGGAAAAGGCGTATTTAATATATTTGATTTTTTTATAGTTTTATTATTAGGTGTTATTATGCTTATCATTTTAGATTATATTCATCGCATCGTATTAAAACGAATAAATTAGATTAATAATATATTGTATTATTAATTTTATCTATTCCATGGATGAACACTGAAATGGACAATAGGAAATTCACTTGTTTCATTATAAACAAGTATATTACCATATCCTCTAACATTAGTCCATTGCCGATTTGTATTAAAATTAACATTATTATTTCCCATATCTTCCGGAACTTGAACGAGAAAATGTGGGGAATTAAATAAAACCCCAATTGGTTTGTCATTTCTTCTCCAATTAATGTCGTATGCTACAGATGGACAATTCATTATATATACTATTGTTTTTTTTTATTTTTGAATGCTTCTATTTCTCCTGCGTGTTTTAATGTTAAATATGCTCTTTTAATTTCATCAGCACTAACTAAACCATCATTATTAGTATCTAATTTAACATATCCCTTCGGTATAATACAATATGCTGATTTTTCATGGGTTAATTCTAAAAAGAATATAATAAAGAATACACTTAATAAAACAGATGCGATTATATCACGTGTAGCAACAAAAAAAATTGTAAATATTAATGCTCTTCTAACTATTTTATGATTAAAAAAAATATCATGAGTTTTACCTAATTCTAAAAAGATATATCTACTCCCTAAATTTAATAAAACCATCATAATTCCTATAAAATACTTATTATTATTTAAATTATGAATACTCGTATTCAAATAATTCAATATATCCATATATTCTATATTGAATATATTTAATCTATTTTGGTTTTGTAAGTTTATGAATAATATTATGTAATTCACTAAATTTATCAGAAATTCCAAATTGCTCAATACCCTGTTCTTCATCATTCTTATCTATATTATTTTTAAAATGTTCATGTTCATGGTCATTACAATTTTCAAAATCTTCATTACTGTATTGAATAATTCCAGTCATTATTAAAAATAAAATTAAATATAATCCATATAATCCTAATTTTTTATTTAGACTAAAATAATAATAACTACATATTAATAAATATAAACTTATTAAAGCATATCTATATTGTTGATTTTTAAAAAAAAGAATTGCTAATATTAGTATGATTAACAATCCTTCATGTATCATCATTATATTTTATTACGATATCTTTATTATTAATACTATTCATATTAATATATAATGTTTTATGAAATCGTTGAATGTTATTATGATAATATTCCTTAAAACAATCATATCCGATTTCAATTAATTTTAATGTATCTTTTGTATCTATTATATGATTTAATTTAAGTGATATAGTAATATCATTATATAAATTAATAGGTAAATAAACAAATTTAACATCAATTGATTTTAATAATACAATAAGATAATCTTGAATATTATCTATTTCTTTTTTACAACTATGATTATTTAATAAAAAAAAACCTAATATATCTTCTTTTTTATATTTTTGAGTTGCTTCAAATATCGGATAATTATCATATAACGCTCCATCAACAAATAATTTATTATCATATTTGATAGGTTGAAATAAAATCGGTATACAGATACTCATTGTAATAGCGTCAATTATGGGTAAATCAGGAACATTTTCGTAACTAAAATAATAACATTTATATTCACTTAAACATGAGCTTGTAATAACTATTTTTATTTTATATTTTTCAAAATGTTGTTTAAATGTAATATTTTGTACATTCGTTTTTTTATCTATTAATAATCGTATTAATCTATGTAACTTTTGGGGTTCATGAAAGCCAAATAAATTTATTAAATTATCTATATTAAATTCATCTGGTAAAATTAATTCTTTAACATTACTTTTTTTTATTAAATATTCTAATTCCCGATATGTATATCCAATTGATATTAAAGTTCCAATTACTGCTCCAATCGATGTGCCATAAATACTTTCTATTTTGTCTAATAATTTATGTTCTTCTAAAAATTTAAGGATACCTATATAAGCTATCCCTTTTTCAGCCCCGCCTGAAAAAATTAAACATTTCATTTTATATCCATTATTATTTGTATTTTTTAATAATATTATTTATAGAATGTTTTAAAAATGTATTATTATTATATATGGACAAAATATTACTTTTATTAGTAGGACTTTTATTAGTGTTTGCGGCACTCTTAATTTTTGCTTATTATCAAAAACCTGCTCTGGAAAAGAAAAAAGTTCAATTTAAGGAAAATTTTAATCAATATCATAATATACCTAGTGTAGTAGAACATATGGAAAATAATGTTAATGCTAAATTAAAATTATTTTATGTCGATTGGTGTGGACATTGTCGTAATTTTAAGCCTATATTTGAAGGAGAATTAAGTGATGCTGTTAAATCAGAAAGTATACCTTGTAGTTTAGAATTAGTAAATTGTGAAGAAAATCCAGATCAGGCTAAAAAATATAATATTCGTGGATATCCTACTATGATTTTTGAAAATGAAAATAATGATATAGTTGAATATCAAGGTGAAAGAACTACTAATAGTATTCTTAATTTTTTAAAAAATATGATGAATAAATAATATGTATAATTTTTGTTTTGTAGAAATTATATATATTAGAAATATATAATGGCAACTGTTGAAAACACTCTTACTAAAATTATGGATAATCCTATCGTAGTTGGTATTGTAGCTATCGTATTAGCAATGTATGGACCTCGTTTATCCCCTAAATTACCATCTCCTATACGTAATGCTTTTAATCATTCATTTTTTCGTTTTATTATTATGTTATTAGTTATATTTGTAAGTCTTCGTGATATAAGATTATCATTAGTTGTAGCTATATTATTTATGATTTTAATGTCAGCTGTTATGAATCAAAATATTAAGGAAGATTTTGAACAACAAATCAATGAATATTACTCTAATTATAATTTATATAATTCTGTTGAACATTTTGAAAATCCTGAATTAGATGCTGAAGAACAAGCTCAAATGGATGCGGAACTTAATAATGCTAGTTCTCAAAATGTTAGAAATAATAATCAACAAGACAATACGCAACAACAACCTATAGATAATCAAAGAAACAATATGCGACAACAACAACCGGCAGATAATCAAAGAAACAATATGCGACAACAACAACCGGTAGATAATCAAAGAAACAATATGCGACAACAACAACAAGATAACCAAAGAAATAATATGCGACAACAACAACAAGATAATCAAATGAGTGATACTGGTGATTTTAGACAACAAATGAATGAAATTACAAATAATGTAAATAATAACCCCGAATTAGGATTATCAAACAAGTGTAAGGATTATTTTAATAATAAAAAACAATTATACTTTGAACAGGGAACAACTTGTTTAGATGAATATACAAATAAAGTATTTAATTCACTCGAAAATACCAATTCAAATGAACAAAATATAAATTCTTCTAGAACGAATAATAGAAGAAATTTACAAGATAATAGCCAAGGACTTATGGATATTAAAAATAATATTCAAAAAGCATGTGATATGTTTAATAATAATTATAGTAATTAAATAAATAAAATATATATTTAATAATATATAATGGATATTAATCTAGAAAATATAGTAGGCTCTACGTATTTTTTCGGTATTTTAGTATTATTTTTAATATTTTATGGCCCACGTTTATCTCCTAAGTTGCCAGACAGTGTAAGAAATTTGTTTAATAGTCAAGCATTTAGGTCACTTGTTATGTTTTTAGTAATATTTAGTTCAAATAGACAATTAGGTCTTGTAATGTCATTAGTAATTGTAATTGTATTTATGGTTGTTATGAATTTAATTCAAACGGGTAATTTATTTGAAAATTTACAAAAAGAACATTTTAATAATTCTAATTGGGGACCTAGTCCAATAAGTTGTTCTACATACGATATGGCGCAAGCAGAATTTGTGGGTCAACCTTTTTATCCATTAACCGATCGAAATAATTTATTAAGTGAACCTCCTTTTTATTCACCTGTTCTTGATTATAGTCAAATAATACAAGACACAAGTAGTAAAAATAAATTAGTATTAGACCAAACAGAAAAGAATGTTAATAATATAGTAAGTCAATATAAAGAGATGTTTTAATAAAAGTTTTTTTATTTTCTTTTATTAAAATATAATATGTCACAGAAAATTTTTAGCGGTTCCGAAAAAATGTTAAGGAATGTTGGACAGGGTGTTAATTCAATTTTAGATACTACAGAAAATAGTTTAAGTAGTTTATTAAACAATAGTTATGTATCTGTTTCATTGAAAGTTTTTTTGGCTTTATATGCTGCTTTTGTAGCTCCAGATGTTCCTAAAAATTTTGCTTTGTTAATGGATTCTACAATTGTAAGGGTCATTTTTGCTGCTTTAATTGTATATAGCGCAACTCAAGACCCCTTAACAGCTATCTTACTTTCTATTGTTTTTGTTATTACTCTTCAAACTGCTGCTAAATATAAAGTATATAACACAAGTGAAAGTGTTTTAGTTCCCGGTCATATATCCTGGTTACCTAGTGCTAAACAAGGTGCTGTAACCAATCAAAACCCGGAACTTGGAAATAGACTAGTTAGTAATGTCGAAAATATTGGTGGTGGTGTTGTAAGTGGTGTTCAACAAATGGGAAGTGGCGTTGTAGGAAGTGCTCAACAACTAGGAAGTGGACTCGTAGGGGGTGTTCAGCAATTAGGAAGCGGTGTTGTCGGAAGTGCGCAACAATTAGGAAGTGGTTTAGTTGGAGGTGTTCAACAATTAGGAAGTGGTGTAGTTGGAAGTGTTCGTCAAGTAGGAAGTGGTTTAGTAGGCGGAGTTGAGGAAGTAAGTAGTGGATTAATGTCAGGTGTTAGTGGATTAGGTAATTGTTTATTAAACAGTGCTGGTCAAATTGGCAGTGGATTAGTTGGCGGTGTTCAAAAATTAGGCAGTGGATTAGTTGGCGGTGTTCAAGAATTAGGTGGAAGTGTAGTAGGCAGTGCTCAACATTTAGGAAGTGGTTTAGTAGGTGGAGTTCAAGAATTAGGAGGTGGTGTAGTTGGAGGTGTTCGTCAAATAGGTTCTGGTGTAGTAGGTGGAGTTCGTAATGTAAGCACGGGTGTAATTTCGGGTGTCAAGTCAGTTGGTGCTCCTATAGGATTAGAACATATGGAAAACCCTGAACCTGTAGCTGCTGCTACAGAATGTGCTTTTGCTCCTTTTACAAGTCAAGAACAATTTAATGATGCTGAAAGTAATTTAGTACCAGGTTCCAATCAGGATACATGTATGCAGACTTTTAATAACCAATATTGTATTCAAGGGTCACAATCGAATTGGGTACAAGGTTATTAAAAAATATATATAACCGGAATCATGCTTATTATTCATTTTTCTCAATAAGGTTAAAAAATTAAAAAATATAAAACTATATAAAGATAATACACATTATTATTATATAGTTATAAATTAGCAGTAATGAGTTCTCAATCTCGTGTAGCCGGTCGTGTTAAGTGGTTTGATAATCGTAAGGGTTTTGGTTTTGTAAATAATCTTAGTAATAATGCGGAAGTGTTTGTTCATCACACTGGACTTACTTCTCAAAATGGTGTTTTCCGCACCCTTTATCCTGGAGAATATATTGAGTTTGACCTTCATCATGATAGTCAATCTAACCGTGACTATGCTGTAAATGTCACCGGTGTTCAAGGAGGTTCTCTCCTTTGTGACAATCAGGGTACTCGTCTCATGGTTCGTCGCACTAGACCAGCCGGTTCTAGTCAACAATCGACTGGTTCATCTGATGGTTTCAAGACCGTTCAACGCAGAACTGGTGGAAACCGCGGAACTGCCCCTACTCGTGGTCGTGGCGGAGCTGCCCGTCGCAATACTTCAGGAAATAGCCAATAGTTTTCTAGTGAAATAATTATTTTAGAAGAAAACTACTATTATATAATATATAATGATTACTTTATCTGTTTATACTGTTTCAGGTAAAAATCAGGATTTTTTAGTAAGTATAGAAAAATCAATCGGTGATATTAAAAATCAAATACAAAAAAATCACAGACATATATCTATTCCTATTGATCAGGAAATCAAATTACTATATAAAGGCATAGAATTGGATGAAACAAAAACACTACAATTCTATAACATTCAAGAAAATACAAATGTTCAAATCATTCATAAAACTCGACCAATACAAATATCACGAAGTTATACGAATAATTCAGAATTTATAATACCGTCAAATACACGAAGAATGTCAGAAAGCCTACCTAGTGGAAATATTTTTGAAAATTATGCTCCATCTCCTATGGAAGTTGAAAATAAGTATTCTAAATCATGTAGTCCAAATTTTTCATTTCTAAATGATCAAAGTAAAGATATAATGAAATTATTAGATATAATAAATCAAAAATTAGATAGATTAGAAACAAGAGTAAATCATATTTATGATTCCGTTATTATTCCAAAAAAATAATTATATATACGACTACTTAAAACAGGACCCAATTTACGATTATCTAATTTTAATTCTTTTAAACAATTTTCACCACTATTTTCAAGACATTTAATTAAATTAGGCATCGTTTTATACGTTTCAACTATTTTTTCAGCTATTTTTGTGGAACAACCCGGAATTTGAGCTAACATATTAATAAATGCTACAGTAGGAGTATTGTTATCACACTTCTTTGATGCCACTTTATCATACACTTTCTTATCCACATCCAAACTATTATGTAAACAATTACCATCTAAATAATTTATCCAATCAACAGATTTCGTTTGTATACGATTTACTAATTCAGTAATAAACTCTACAGTTTCTATAATACTATTTGTTCTATATACAATTAGACGATCACGAAATATTGTATGTAATATACTACTAAATATCTTTTTTGGCTCTATATATTTTTGTTGATCTGAAATTTCACCTTCAATTAAATAGACTATACGGTGTCTATCTATATTAGATAATAAACGTTGTTTTTGTTCATGATAACGACCATCACGAATACTACTGTTTAAGTCATTAATACTCTTACGCTCTATAATTAAAATAGGTTTATCATTATATTCTAACTTTATATCGCCTAATTCTAAATTTGTTACTTCTATACTAATTTTTAATAAACTAATTAATGTTTTTTCTCGATAGTCTACAAATACTTTTAACATACTATATTTTTATAACCTATTAATTTTTCTAAATAATAATTTGCTTTTTTTCTTTTTATAGGATTAATATGTAAGCCTATAACACATAGACTCACAAATTTAGACACTAAAACCATAATTGTATTCGTGTATTCAAGTCTAAATATTTTTACAAAACGATTTAATAAATAATATTCTAATAAATTTTCATTATTATATAATAAAAAAAAAAATTCATCTGCTTCTATTACATTAATGATACATAAAATACTAAATAATAATTCCCAAATATCACTATAAATACTAGTCATTCCAAAAAATCCAGTATCTTTAAAATATTTAAACCGTTCCGGAGCTAAATACTCTACAGAACCAGACGTATAAAAATAGTATGTTTGTTTTGGAATTATATCTACAAGATCATCCAAACCCACTAATTTCCCTATATTATTATTTATCATAAGATTTAATGGTTTAATATTACTATGAATTTTTTGATTTTTATGAAGGATTGATATAGCATTCATATAATCAATTGTTAAACTATAAAATAAAATAAATGGATCAACTTTATTATTACTAAATATATATTGATTTGTTAGCATATTTTTAATAAATTCTAATATACTTAATGTATGACCATTTTTTAATTTTATACAATCATATACAATACCAAAATTATTAGATTTAAAGTTATAGCTTAAACTATTTTCATGAAATGAAATTTTATAAACGATATCATTAGAACGAAATAAACATACATTTGTTCCATAAAAAATACATTCTAATGATTTTGTATAATATTTACTAAACAAATCATAAATTGATTTATAATGAGATGGGTCTTCTATCAAGAGGTAACTACTATTTATTAATAAATACGTATTTTTTTTATATCTATGAATAAAAGATAACATACTTATATATTAAAATCTAATAATATAATATATGGACATAACCGTTCGTGATTATTATCTAATTAGAAAAAATGTAATTGAAATGTTATACGACCGTTCTGAACAACAATTATCTAGATGTTTGTTTGAAAGAGGTAGTCTAGATTTATATAATATGATACCATTTGAAGCAATTGAAGAAATATATAATAATGCTAATATATCTAGATCTCCTTATCAACAATTAAATTTTAATTTTGAAAATGAATATCAAAAAATTGCCATTATATTTTTACAAGATACTAAGGGACTATCTACAAATATTGAAAAATTTAGGTCTATTTATAATTTAAAAAATAAAGAAATTTTAATTATAATTATTTGCACAAGAGAAAAACCAAATGAATCACAAACTAGAACAAATAGTATATATAATGAGATTTTTTGGTATAAACAACTCACATTTAATATATCGAAACATACTCTGGTTCCTAAACACGAATTATTATTACCTACTATTAAAAATGAACTAAAAGAAATATATTTTTTAAATAAAATGGAACAATTACCAACTCTTTTAGATAGAGACCCTGTCGCTAAATGGTATGGTATGAAACCCGGCGATATATGTCGTATAACACGTGAAAATCCCAATATAGGCACATCAATTATATATAGACTGGTAGTTGACAGTTATTAGAAAAATATATTCATAATATAATATAAATGTTTCCAAATTGGATTATTTACATTGTATTAATTATTATTATTATGTTATTAGGAACTTATTACAATCGGTTATCTAGTCAAAAAATATTTATAGAAAATTTTAATCAAAAATTTCAAAATAATAATCTTTTAAAAAGTTTTGACATATATAGTACGAGTTATCAAAATATTGTTGATAAAAATAATAGCTTAGAAAATCGTTTGGCTAATAATAATTATGGATCATATTATAATACATTATATACTAATTTTTCTAATCTGAATGATGCCACGGCAAGATTAGCTACTAATATTAACAGACGAAGCTTTGAATTAACCAACAATATTAATAACTTTAAAAATACTCTGGCAAATGATGCCAGTTTTATAAATAATAACAAAAATACTATTATTAATAAATACAATGATATTGTAAATAGAAATTTAAGTGTTAGTAATACACCTGCTATACCTAATGGATTTACCTTAAGCCGTATTGGAAATCCCGGAAACATGACAGCATATAGAACGGGATTTCAAACAACAATATTTATAATAAATGTAGTAGGTTCTTTAAGTGGAGGAACTGTTTGGGGAACCAATATTTATACAGATGATTCAACTATATCAATGGCAGCTGTTCATGCTGGAGTTCTTACTAATGGACAATCGGGAGATGTATATATTCAAATGATGGGACCTAGGGGAAACTATGTAGGAACTAGTAGGAATGGTGTACAAACTCATAATTATGGTTCTTGGCCTGGTTCTTACCAATTTCTATCAGCAGGAAATGTTATGAATACTACAATTAATAATACTATTAATAGACAGTTAGAACCAGCAGTAAACTCATATATTTCCGGTTTACCGGGAAATCAACAAATTAATAATAAAATTAATCAAAAATATAATGAAGGTATAAACACAACTACTTCTCAAATAAATGGTGCGACAATTACATTTCAACAAGCATTACGATAAAAATATCACTCGTTATCTTTGTTATTTATAAGCAATTAGGTATAATATTACATCATCATATATAATAAATCCTAGTTATGTTTATAATTTAAACCTATAGCTATTTATAAGAAGAATCAATAGACATTAAAATTCATGTGTCTATTGAACCTTATTTTATAATATATTAGAATTCTAAGAAATCACGAATAAATACACCATTATCTAATTGTATAGTATGAGAATTTGTAATTATACTATAGAGTTTGTCATTATCATAATTTACTAATACAGCATTAGGATGGTCACGCACACAAATCCATATATTATTATATAATACTTTTACCCATTCCGTCATATAGTTTTCATATAATAAATACACATTATCACTTTCTATTACACTATGCGCTACTATCCCTAACACATAATCATTATTTATTAATTTACTACCCAATTCTAAATTAGCAATTTTTTTACCACAAATTAAAGTATCACAACCTACACCTATTCTGTAACGACTATTTCCATCTAAATTATATATATCTGATTTAAATTCAATATTATTTAATCTAGATAAAAAACTTTGATTTTCCTTCTCAGATAATTCTCGACTATTATATTCATCATAATCTAAGAAAATATTATGATTTGAATATATCATATTACTAGTGGTATTAATATTATATAAATATCCACAATATTCAACTTCCTTACTATTAACACTATCACACACACGAATCCAATTATTATTTTCATATACATAGTGACTTCCACTTACATAATCGCCATTATAAGAATAAATATTATCTATGTTAATACATATCATTTTAGATATTACTACTGAACCGTCACACATAATATCACCTATTTTAATACTAGAAATCATTTTCTCTCCGCTTTTGGTTAGTATACCTGTATTAGGCGTAAAACACACTGCCATTAAAGGAAATACTATACCGGGAGCTCCTAATGTAAATATTGGTAAAACCCATATTCCTACTTCTGAAGCATCGATTAATTTACCAAATGTTCCACTTATAAATGTTGTTAATGTTACAGCAAATGTTTGTAACATATAGACTAAATTCTGATATATACCTAATTGCCGTTTAGTCATATCATTTATTTTCCCAAATGTAAAAATAGAAGCAGCTATTATATTTTCAATACGCTTCATCATATTCATTACGATTGAAATTAAAAAATTACGCATTATTTTCATTTGTTGACGTATTTTATCAATAACTTTACCTATATCTCCTATTATTTTTCTTATAATATTTAAAATAAATTGTAATGGACTTATTAAAATATCAAATATTTTTCTCAATAATGTCCATATAATATCTCCTAAATTTTTAATACTACTTTCTATTGAAGATTTACCTACATCTCTCTTTATAAATCCAGCTATAGGTATAATATATGGCTTCATTCGATATTCATTCCAATTATTTAGTATATGTTCTTTATTACTTTGATAGTAAATATATCCAAATACAATAAAAAATACAGTTATATATAATATAATTTGAGATATAGACCCTAAATTCGTATATATCCAATCTAACATATATATTATATATAACTTTTTATAACTAAGCAGTTATTTTCGCAATTAAGTCTTTTAATTGTTGTTTTGTAAACAACTCATTTTTAATACACATTTCTAATAAATTTTGTATTGATAATATATTAGATGTAGTTTGTGGTTGAGCTGGCGCTGGTTGAGCTGGAGCTGATTGAGCTTGAGCTGGTTGAGCTGGCGCTGGTTGAGCTGGCGCTGGTTGAGCTGGAGCTGGTTGAGCTGGCGCTG